GGCGCAACGGGCGACCTCCAGCGGTCCATCCAGATATTCCGCACCGGCAACGGCACTGTGTGGCTGGGGACGCGAATCCACTACGCGATGGATGTGTGGAAAGGCACGCCGCCACATACGCCAGACTGGGAGGGTATCAAAGTGTGGGCGCGCCGAAAGCTCGGCGACGAGTCGGCGGCGGGACCGGTGTACCGTTCTATCCAACGACACGGGACTGACCCGAACGACTACGTCGGGCGCGCCGTCGATCAGGCGATTGACCGCGTGGCCGACTGACCCCGCCCGCTTTTCTCGCCGACTGCCGAACCACCGATATGCCGACCCCCGACGACGCGCCGGAGTGTGAGTACGGATCGTTCCGAATCGACAACGGCGACCGTGCTGTGGTGTACGACACGACCAACGCCGACGCCTGGGTAGAGTCGGACTATTACGTCACCCTTGGTGAGTGACCACCAACGCTTACCCCGGCGCACCCCGTCGGCGACGGTATGGCTATCGACTGGTTAACCGTCCGGCAGGCCCCCATCGAGGCGATTCAACACGGCGTCGACGCGACAGACCTATTCGAGACGGTCATGACCGGGCCGCGCACGTTCGACCGGATCGACTACCCGACGGCACAGGTCTATCCCGTCAACACGACGCGGACCAGCGGCAACGAGTTCATGCACAATATCGAGGTGAATGTGGTCGTCGAGCGGTCGCGTGGGTACGACTACATCGAGGACGTACTGCACCCGATGGCGGGCGTCATTACCGAGTGCATGGACGCGCTGGCGGCGACCGAGTGCGTCGTCACCTACGTCCCCAGCGAAATCGAAGACTTCGCAGGCGAACTCGACAACACGGGCGTCGTGGTTATTCGGATCAACTTCGAAGTGACGACGCAAGTCGACCTCGCCGAGACGTAGGCCCCGGCACGCTTTTGCCGACGGCGGGGCCAACGGTGAGGTATGGCGACTAAGAAATGGCGCGGCCAGACCGCGACAATCGAGATTAGCGGCGGGTCCCTTCCGTCGGACCCCATCGGCGTGATCGACGAGCCGGAGGTAGCAGCGCCAGAACAAGAAGTCCAAGAGCTTCGCGGCGCGGGATCGACCGAGTGGCAGGACCTCCAAAAAACGGCCACGTCGGTGACGGTATCGGGCGAAGTCATGGCGTGGGACATCGAAACGTGGGACCGGCTCATCGACTACGACGACGTGGCCGACAAACTCGACGATAGCGCCGACGTACAAACGTTCACCGTCACCATCACCTACGAGGCCGCCGACGGATCAACCAAAGAGATCCCGATCAACGAGTGCTACGTCGACGGGTCTATCCCACTCGGTGGCTCGCGCGAGGACTGGATCGGAATGTCCCTGGAGCTCAAGGGCAAGACGCTGGGGACGATCACGAACACTGACGCCAGTGCCTAACTGACTACCAATGGCTACTACCGAAGACAGAGACTACGCGAATCACGAACTGCTGTCGATGGACGAACAGACGGCGCGCAACACGCTGACCGTCAATCAGTACGAACGCTGGGAAAAACTAACCGAGTTGCACGAGCAGGCCGACGAGACGCGCGAGCAGTGGCACGAGGAAGCCCAACAGGTCGCCGAGATTACGGTGTCGTCGGACCTCTCCCAGATCGGCACCGAGGTCGACCTGTTCGATAACGACCTTTTGGTCCATCTGGACAGCGACGACGACGACCTTCGGGACGCTATCGAAGCGTTCGACGACTTACTCAGCGACCACGCGGGCGAAGACAACCCCGAGGACATCGCCGACGACGCCGACCGCGAACGGATGCGCGGACTGCTCCAGACGATGTACGACGGTGTCATTCTGGAGTGGGATGGCGTCGAGTGGCGCGGCCTGCCCGACGGCCAGCGCGCGGACATCCTGGCCGACGCCGCCGAGTCGTGGGGACTCGACGCGCTATACTGGGGCTGGGTCGAGATCGCCACGGCTGTGCGCGAGGACCGCGAGGACAAACTGGATGTGATAGAGTCCTTTCGCGACCCGTCGCGGCGCGGGAATCGTTGAGGTCCTGCGACTGACCGGGTTCAAAACCTACGGCGAGTTCGTCTCCGAAACATCAGTGTACGAACGGCGCTTGATCGTGCGCGGCATCGAAGCGTGGCACGACGAACAAGAGGGGGCGGCCAGCGGGATGGGCGGGGTCGGTGGCTTGTGACCCCGTAGCCTTTTCTCGCCGGGCGACTGACGAACAGTCATGTCCGCTGATGGCGAAGTTGAGGTGCAAGTGAACGCCGAGGGCGTCGACGACGCCGCCGGAGAGATAGCCGACAGTGGCGGTGTCGGCGGTGGCGGCGGTCCCGGTCCCGGTGGCGGTGGGTCACTGCGCGGGTCGCTCAAGGGTGGCCTGCTCGGTGGCGCACTCGTCGCCGCACTCGGCCCGCTCATCGACATCCTTGAACCAATCCAAGGCGTGCTTGAGGCCTTTCTCGCACCGGTCGCGGTGATGCTCTTGCGGCTGTTTGCGCCAGTGCTCCGGTTTTTACTCACGAAGGCCCTGCCGGTGTGGATGGAGTACATGCCACTGATCGGCGACGTGGTCAAAGGCGTGTTGGCGCTATCGTCGCTCGTCTTACTGCCGCTACTGGCAACAGTCGCCATCGTCGCGCTGGCAGTGCAGGGGATCAGGACCGCCGCCGAAGGCCTGTGGAACTGGGCGACCGGCGGCGCGGCAAGCGATATCGGCGCGTCGGTGTGGGCGGCCATTTCGAGCGGCGCATCGTGGCTCGCCAACGGCGCGTTTAACATCGCGTCGTATGTGTGGTCGTTCGTCTCTCGCCTGCCGGGCCAGATATGGGAGGAGATGCGTCAGTTGCCGGACTTGATCGGGCAGTCTATCGCCGAGCGCCTACCCAACGTCCCCGACAGTGGCGACGTGACCGAGGCCGGCCAGGACCTTCTCGACCGTGGCCGGGACTTCGTCGAAGGTGGGACGAACGTCGTCCTGAACGGCGGGCTGGGTTCGTTCGTCGACCGCGTCGAGGAAACGAGCGACATTGACATTCCCTGATCCATGACCCTGGAAAAACTCAGACTGAAGGCCGACCTTGACGGCGATGGGACGTATGAGCGCGAATATGACATGTACCCGGTCGAGACTGTTGACGGACGCTCGCGCAAAAACGCGGTGTCGATCTCGCCGCCGGGCCGGCCCGCCAGCGAGAACATTTTACTGGGTGTGTCGGGGATGCAGGGGGACATCACACTGGCGTTTTTCGCGTGGGACGACGGGACCGACCGGGCCAACGGAACGCACACATCGACGGTGACGACTGTCGAAGAGCAAATCACGTATCTCGAAGACACCATGCACGCCGCCGACTTTCTCGCCGCGTGGCAACTGGATCACGTGACCGGCTCGCAGTTCAACGATGACGAGGTGTTCGTCGAGAGTATTGAACCGACCTATCTATCACAGTCGTCGCCAAAATGGAAACCCGTCCGCATGACGCTCCGGCGCGGGGGGACTGTGTAGGTTACAACAACCCATAGTAAACTATAAGTACTTATGGCTACAAGGTTGTAGTATGGCACGACAGACTGCCGGCGACGACCGCACCGACACGATGAAAACGACGATGGCGTCCCACTTCGAGGAATTCGAGGCCGAATACCGAACCGAACCACAGCACCATGAAGTGGTGTACGAGGATGATCAAGTGGTTGTGGTTGCGGACCACACCGGACACGAATTAAACGAGTGGTGCGACGAGTTCGACATGGATCGCTCAGACCTGTCCCAGATCATGCACGACCTTGCGCGCCAGGTGTGCGACTACAACTGGGCGGTGTCGGACCCGGTTGTGTTCGACAAGCTCGAATAACCCCGACCGCTTTTCTCGCCGGGCCACCCACGGTCCTGTATGACCACCACCGTCGAAGTGAATCGCTCGGGTACCTTCGAGGCCATCGACTACGAGGACTTTTCGATCACCGCCGGTACGTCGGCGTCGAAGGTCGCACCGACGGCGACAGTCACCACCACCGTCCGCGAGACGATCACCGCCGGCCAGGAGATTCGCATTATCATCGACGGCACGACCGCGTTCGACGGCGTCACCAAGTCCGGCGGAAAAAAGCAACAGAGCGGCCTGCGCCGGGTCCAGTGCGAACACGAGGGCGTCGGGTTGATGGACGAATCTGTCACCTTCTCTGAGACATCGCCGACAGACGCTGTTGTACTCCAGGGCGCACTCGACGCGAGTGACCGCGGCGCGGCCTTTACGCTGTCGTACAACACGACCGCCGTCCAACTCAACGAGGACTACTCGGCAGAGGGGCGCACCGTCAAGCGCGTATTCCGCGACATGATGGACCGCGCCGGACGAACGTGGTGGATCGATCCGGCATCGAAGGTAATCAACGTCGGGGCCATCGGCGGGCGTGGCACGTGGCAAGTGCTCGACGCCGAGACGGACCGGGTCGGCGTCGTCCAGTTTGACGAGGGAACCGTCGAGACAGTTCGCAACGACGTGGAAGTGGTCGGGACTGGCGACGTGGCAATCAACGGCACCGCGTCAGACGCGACATCAATCTCGGAGTATGGTCGTCGGACTGGCGATAGTCCGTACAACGTCGCCTATGCAACGACCCAAAGTGAGGTCGACGACATCGCACAAGCGCTCCTCCAGGCCGACCCGCTTGCGGCGGGTGAGATACTGGTGCATCGCGCCGTGGGTGACGTGGTGCAACCGCTCGTCAACTACACCGTCGATCTGACCGACGGCCCGAAGGACATCGACGAGACGGGACTTGTCGTACAAGAGCAAACCATCGAGCAGGGACGAGCCACGCTGAAGATTGGGCAAGCGTCGGGGTTGGGGACTGAGCAGATCAACCGCCAGTCAAAGTCCAACAGCGACGTGACCGAACCCGGCAGTGTAGTGGACACGTCACGGATCGCAGACGACAGCGTGGACTCGAACCAACTCGTCGATGCGTCGGTGATCGAGGCGAAGTTGGACGATGCGTCGGTGGCGACGGCGAAGATACAGAACAACGCCGTCGTGAATGGGAGTCTTGCGGACCTGTCGGTGTCCGAAACAAAGATACAGGACGGCAGCATTTCGACGCCGAAGCTTATTGCCGGGGCCGTGACGGCCAACGAGATAGCGGCGGACACCATCACCGCCGCTCAAATTGCAGCCGGGACAATCACGGCGCTGGAGATAGCGGCAGATACGATCACGGCCAATGAGATAGCATCGCGCACAATCACCGCGCTGGAGATCGCGACGGACACGCTGACGGCCAACGAGATTGACGTTCTTGACCTTGATACCGACGAACTTACCATCGCTGACTCGACATCGACGGCAGCCATCGAGTTTGACAGTGGTAGCGATGGCGTCCTTGGGGATTTTGTCCGATTGTTACCGTCGTCGGGGACGAACGTGTTTCTCGGGTCGAGTGCCGACCCACTGGCACGAACGCGCAGTCAGCAACTTCTTTGGAACTCTGGCGTGGCCGGAAGCAACGCGACGTTGAACGACCTCGTTACTGACGCCACTGTCTTTGGCCATGGCGACCCGTTTTTGATTGTCTCGTCGTATACTGGCGGAACGAACATTCGACCGGAAGTGGACAACAGTTGCGAACTTGGCACGGTCGCCGAAGCGTTTGAGACGGTCTATTCGCACAACTACGTTACTGCCTCGCCGGACGAAATCGACGCCGTCAGTCCCGACGAGGTACGCGACGCAGATTGGTATGACAATCCCCCGGAGTCGGTCCGGCAACGGGCGCGGGAGATAGGCGACACCGACGACGAAATTCCAAACGGGATAGATCACACGCCAGTCGACCTCGGGACGATGGCAAACTGGTTACTCGAAACGTGCAAGGCCCAGCAGCAACAGATCGACGACCTTGCTGACCGCGTCGACTTGCTTGAAGGCCAGAACTGACAAGCAACTGGCGACCGAACGAACAGATATGGCACGTTCGTATTCAGTGACTCGCGTCGTCGCCGCTGGCGTCTACGTCGCGGCACTATCGTCCTTGGTCTTGTTCGGTTCGACGCTCCTGTTGATGGCGTCCCGTGGACAGTCACAGATCACCATAGCGATGGGACGATACGGCGAGTTCTGGATCGAGGCCGCTGTGTTCGTCGGCGCGACTGTGTGTATCCCCGTGTTGTTGTACGAGACTGACGAGGTACTACAGCGCCAGAACGCCTAACCGACGCGGCGAGACAGTACCACTATGCACGAACTGACACAGTTTGCGTTTGAGCTACCGGACATCGAGGAGTGGTTGGCCGGGGACAGTCGGACGCTGTCGTTCACCGTCGTCGACGCCGACGGCAACGCGGTGGACGTAAGTGGCGCGGCGTTTTCGTGGGCACTGTTCGACCGCGACTACCAGACCGACGCTGCCGACGCCGTGATC